CAGCCATGCAACCTCGATCTCATGGTCGCACTCGACACAGCGCAGTGTGGCGCACCTCAAGCTCACCGGCTCTTCTGCAGCCGTGAGCAGTCGATGCTCGCAGCCCGCAGGGTCACGCCGCCCACCGATACGGTAGAGACGCGACCCCACGGAGACGATCACTGCGCTTTGCGGATCGCGTGACGCGAGACGCCGAACATGTCGGCGAGCTCCTGCTGCGTCAGAGTCGCGTCCTTCGACGCCTTCTTCGCCTTGGCGATCTTCTGCTTCAGCGTGAGCGCCTTCTTCTTGGCCGGCTTCTTCACGGCCTTCCGCTTCGGCGCAGCTGCAGCCTTCTTCGGCTTCGCAGCCTTCTTGGCCGCGGGCCGCTTGACGGGCTTCGTCTTCCTGATGTCGATCTCGCTCACGACGTTGAAGCCCGCCGCCTTTACGTCACTGGCGAACGTCGCGAGATGATCCTTGAGCCCCCCGAGGTCTTGCTCGGTATGCTCAAACTGGATCGTGACCGTCGTCTTGCTCGGTGCCATCCGCTACTGCCTCCTCCTCGGGGGGCGCGGCTTCTTTCTGCATCCGGAAGTTCACCGTCTGCATGAAGCCGCTGATTGTGTCGAACTGCTCGTCCTGCTGGAGCTGCCGACGCTCGAGTGACTCGATCTTGTCCATCAATGGACCGAGCGCGTTCAAGACCTCCGACATCGAGGCCTCCATGTCCTGCTGCCACTGGTCACGGATGACCGGCGCTGCCTCGTCCGGTATCGCCGTGCCAGCAACGGCAGCGGGTAGTGCTCCTGCTTCCATCGTGTCCCTCCTCCAAAGGTTTACGTATGTACTCTGCGGGCCCCGCGGGAGGGTGCGCCCCCACCAGCAAAGCTGCTCCCCCTCCTGTCGCACCCACGTCAAGAACTTGTAGGGCGTATAGCCCTCGCCCGACATGTATTGATCGACCGCGACCACTATCTACTACCAAGGCCTCCAGCGCTTCGCCGTCCGCTCGACGCCTTCCCATACGCCGACCGCCCAGGACTGGAACTCCTCGAGCGCACGGACGCGGCTACCCATCTTCGCGATGCGATCGTCGAGCGACATCAGATCCTGCCTGATGAGATCCACGATGTCGGGCTGACGTGCCGGCATCGGGACCACGTCCTCGGGCTGGGTCAGTGCGTCAGGGTTGATCATCGCGTCAGTCTCGGGCGCGTCCTTCGCTTCGTCCGTCATGGTGTCTCCGTTGGGGTTGCCTTCCAGAACTGCCACCAACGCTTCGGTGGGTTTTCGAGTGCAAGTAGCCGGGGCGTGGTGCGAGCCAGGATCTCGCCTTGCGATTCGATCAGCGAGAAGTTGGTCTCGCCCAGCAGCTCGAGCACGTCGAACCGTGCGTGTGCTGCGGTCAACGACTTGAGCACCATGGCGAGCGCGTCCTTTTCGACGGCGTCAGGTGGGCGCGGGGCCTCTGCGATCACGAGATCCCTCAGGTCGTCGACCCCGAGCTCCGACGCGTCGACCGTGCTGGTCGTGTCGTTCGGTCCTGGCAGCGACTCGAGCGTCACCCGCAACTCGCCGAGCAGCTTCGAAGCGAGCCCGATCGGGTCCGAGGCGTGACGTACGCCTTTCCAACTGTCACACGCGTGCACGACTGCAGCGTGCAGCGTCTCGTAGGAATCACTCATCGCGCACCATCCCGTGGAAGTTCGGCGTGCCGCCTTCGCCCTCGACCCGGGGCCGGAACGGGCGGCTCATCTTGCGCTCGAGCGGTGCCTCGCAGTCCTGATCAAGGTCCGTCAGCAGCGGGCACAGCTTCATCGGCTCCGCGTCCATCTTCTCGCGGGTCTCGAACTGGTGCCCGTTCGAGCACGTGTACTCGCGGATCGGCATCAGCCGCCTCCAAAGAAATCGATGAGTCCTTCGATCAGGTCGGCGATCGTGCTCAGCGCCATGAACACATAGCCCGAGAGCATGACCCACCGCCTGTTGTCGCTCCACCACTGCTTCACCAGATCAGCCAAACGAACCCGAGCACCGCGAGCGCCAGCACGACGTGCTGCAGGAACCTGACCGCGCGTCGCTGCTCCCTCGCGAACTTCTCGTCGTAGTCGCCCAGCACGAACTTCGCGATGTCAGCTGCCTGGTCGACCGTCGCGAGTTGGGCACGCGCCTGCTCGAGGTTCTTCGGCAGCTTCGGGCCGAACTTCTTACGGCGTGTCGCTTTCGTCGCCATCAGGCTCCTCGAGTATGTGCTCTTCGCCGGGGCCACCGTAGACCGGTAGCGCGTCTATCGTCATCCACTTGATCCAACCGTTCGCGGTGAACGCGACGGTATTGGGATCGGCGTCAGCGGGCCAGTCGGTCGAATCGCCGATGATCGGTCGCCGCCATATCGAGATCTCGCCGTTCGACTCAGCGCACGCGCAGAACAACTGCATGAACCGCGTGCCCTCGACCCAGAACGAGACTGGGGTACGCCTCGGTCTCGGCCACGAAACGCCGCCGAAAGCGGCACCCCACGGTCCATGCTCTGGGCAGTTGCCCGAGTCTCCGTATCCGTAGACGGGTGGGCATGTGCAGGTAGCTGTGTCGACGGGCTTCGCCCTGAACTTCGCCATCAGAACCCTCTCCCTTTGTTCGGTCGCTGCGCCTTCTCAAGCGCTTTGACGAGATGCGTGAAGCTGCGGTCGTAGTTGCGGAGCGGACGCTCGTCCGTCTCAGCAGGCTTCGCTGGGTAGAGATGCGTCATAATCGCGTAGCGCATCGACGCGATCGAGTCGCCGCCGTCCGCTGTATCGTCGTCCGGGTCCTGCTTCTGGGCGCGGCCCTCGAGCGGATCGGGATAGGACCAGTGCTGCCACTCCCACTTCAAGCGTGAGCCAGCCATCGGCGTGCCGTCGCTCGACGCGTTCATGCCGAGGCTCCACGCCATGTCCTCGCCTAGCGTCGAGCGCACCCTCAGTCTCACTGCAGCGAACAGATCGGCGATGCGTTCGACCGACGTGACCCGTGCCTTGTTCGCCGCGGCGACGGGATGCACGACGTACTTCGACTTCACCTGCTTGCCGTCTTTCAGCCAGCCACGCCGGAACGCTTCGTTGATCTCGGTGATGTCGGTCGGGTTCGCGTTGTCGCCTGCGACCATGAAGCCTTTCGGCTTGATGCCGTAGCCCACACACATCTCGTGGATCTTCTGCGCCCTGGTCGCGAGGTTCTCGCGTTGGCTGAAGTACTCGTCGAGGATGTGGATGTCGCCTTCCTCGTCGGCAGCGTACAGCGTGAACGTGAAGCGCCATGCACCGAAGTCGATGCCAGCGAAGGCGCGGAGCTCGCCGCGCCCCACCGCGTTGTAGATCTCTTCGTCGGTCCAGTCGATGTCGTGGACCTCAGGCACGTAGCCGGTGATCGCGAGACCTTGTGCGAGTTCTTTGACGAGCTGCTGGCACTCTTTCAGGAACGCGGTCAGCCCGATCTTGTCCATCAGGCTTTGGCACTTCTCGAGCGGCTGGCCTGCCCAGGTCGCTGTGCCCGCCGTGATGCGTGCGCGCTTGATGCCGCTCGGTAGCTGCTCCTGCTCGTACTCGAGATCGTCGACCGCGGGATGCGGACCACTCACCGTGCGGTGCACCATGAAGTCGGCGCGTCCGTCGCTCAGTCTGCTGAAGAACCCGTTCGGGATGATCAGGTTCTGGACAGCGACTACCGCGACGTTCGGCGAGCCAGCAGGCAGGATGCTAGTCGTGATCGTCGCGATCTTCTTCGCGGTCGTAGCCGGCGAGTCGTGCTTACCATCCACGTCATCCAAGATGATCAGGTCAGGTCGCTGCTCTTCGATCTTCAGGCCGCGGCTCGCTGTGTCCAGGCCCAGCGCATCGACCGTGAACCCGCCTGCTGTCCTGAGCCTGTTGCGTCTCCAGCCCCGGGAATCGCCGAACTTGCCGACCATCCGCTCGGAGTGCGCTGGGTAGTGGCGCTCGATCGACCGTGACTCGAGCAGCGTCGCGATGTTCTGGACGTTCAGGTCGGCTTTGTCCTGGGTCTCGTTCACGTACCACGCGTAGCGCCGGCAACCCCTCACCCCAGCGTACGCACAACCGAGTTCGACGGTCGTGGTTTTGGCCCCACCGCGCGGCCAGACAGCGACGAACGGGTCGGGATCGGTATCGAGCTCGAGCGCTCGGAACCATTCCCAGAGTTCGTGGTGCCGCTCACCGAACGGTGCGCTCACGTAATGCGGGAACAGCAGCTGCAGCCACGGCTCGGGCTCCGACGGGGCCGGCAGACCGGGGCGCGTCTGGGAGAGACGCAGCACCCGTGCGTAACTCCGGACGGTCGCGGGGCTAACCGCTTCCATCGCTCAACAGCTTTAGCACTTGGTCGTCGTCCATGCCCTCGACCTTCGCCAACTCGTCGGGCGACATCGCCTGGAGCTTGTGCAAGATCGAGCCTTCGTGCTTGTGGGTGACCTTCTCGCGATAGACCTCAGGCCTGAGTGACTTGAGTAGGAAGATCATCAGTGTGTCCGAGCCCGTCTTGGCACGAGACCGTGCGACTTCCTCGAGATGCTCGATCGCGTCTTCTTTGGCGTCCGCGAACTCTTTGGCGTACCCAGGATCGGTGTGCATCCACTCGTAGTGGGTCCTGCGGTCGATCTCCGCTGCTCTCGCCGATGCAGCGACGTTTCCTGTCTCACGGTAGGCCGCGAGGAACGCCGCTTTTTTAGGGTGAGAGATCTTGTCGCTCATGCAGACGGCAATCCGAACAGTTCACTCCAGTGTTTCTCTGCTTCGGCGATGCGCTGTGCGTCAAGCAACTCAGCGACCTCCGGATTCCGCTTCACCGCATTCTCGTAGACCCGTACGAGGTCGGCGCGGATGCGGGAAATTTGCTCGCTCTCTGTCTCTGGGAGCTCGCCGGTCGCTAGGCGGGCGAGCGCGTTCACAAAGATGTCGTCGAACAGCCCGATGGCCTCGAGGACTGTGTCGTTGGCCTCAAACCATTCCCCGTGGCAGCAGTGAGTGGCCAGAGCTCGGTGGATCTTCTTCTCGCCCGATCTGCCACCGCTGGTGATCGCGACGAGCTCCAGAATACACGGCGAACCCGTCGCCATCGACTTGATCCGGCGCTCTGGGTCCTTCTCCGAGTAGCCGATCTTCACTCGACCAACCTCAGGTGCTCCAATCGCGTAGATCATCTCTCTCTCGCCAAGCCGCTCGTCTCCTATCACGGGTTGGGGAAGCGGGGGCGACTCGAGCGAGTGATGGCAGACTCTACTCCCCAGTGGCGTCGCCGACTCGAGTCACCCCCATCCGCTCGGAAGTTAGGTGAGGCCCATGCTCTGCATCAAGGCTTGCGTTCCCTCGGGCGATGTGTCGACGTACGCGCGCAGCTTGCAGAGCGAGCCCTGACAGCGCATGAAACTGCGGGCCGTACGCTCAGCGAAACGGTGCCCGTCACTGCAGCGAAAGACCTTCGGCTGCAGCTTGTCGACGCCGAGCTCCTTGTGGAGCGCGCGGTACTTCTTCATTCCGGCTGCGTCTCCCCTTCGTCTGCCCGCGATTCGATGTTCTTCCATGCCATGCGCTTCACGCGGTCTAATGCTGCGCGTCCGGTCCAGCGCGCCATGATAGCACGGTTCACCTTCGGCCAGTCAATCGTCGTACGCTCACTCGAAGACATCGCCATCGCGTAGGTAAGCGCGACCGAGGCCTGGGTGTGGCCGGTGGCGATTTCGTGCAGGATGGTCTGCTCACAGTTTGCAAGCTCGAAGTGAAAGCCGCTCATGTCTCGGTCCCT